GTGAATCCGGCCGAGCAGCTGGAACGGCGTGAGGTTCCCGCCCCGAGCCCGCTTCAAATCCCCGCGCGCGACCTCAGCCGCCAGACCCCCGAACAGCGCTTTTGTCACGTAGTCCGCAATTCCATGTTCGGAGCTCTCCCTCATCGGCCGGATATCCTGGCCGTCATCGACCACGGACCCGAGGCCAAGCGCGGCGAGCTTCGTGCCCCACCCGGACCGCATCACGTCCAGTACTTCCGCCGCGCCGACGTCGTCAACACCACCGCGAAGCAGCATGAGCGCGTGAATGTGGATGTGCCAACCGAACGCCGAGCCGTGAGTGACCTCAACGACACGAATAAACGGCATCCGCCACTCAGAAAGAACCTTCCCTTGATCCTTGCCGGATTTAACCACACGATCCGTCAACGTCCCATACTCTGCCGCCGCTTTGCGGTACGCCCGACCCGACCGAGCAGCTTTCCATGCCTCCGTTAGCCCCTCCCATAGATCCGCCAGCGCCTGACCCCGGTAGTGCCTCATGGTGAGGGTCAGCATCCAGACAGACCCACCGCGCTTGACCCACTCACCAAGCGCCCCGGCAATCTCTGTCTGCCGACCCTGCGCGATCTTGGCCGAGCACACCGGGCAGGTCCACACAGATCCGCACGTTTCGAGCCCAGAGAAACCAACCGACCGACCCGCTTCCGTCTCGGTGACCCGGACCCCCACCGACCCGGCTTCGCAGCCCATCGCGCCGAACGGTTCGCGGCCGCAGTCCCGCAGCCGCTTACGCTCTGTCAGGAGCAAAAGCGTGTCCCGTGCAGCCTCACGCGCCCCGCGCGGACTCTCCACAAATGGAACAGGTTCCGCTATGATTTGGGAGGAAAGCATGTCATGTCCCTTAGTCCGGATGATGTGCTTAGGGCCGGAACCTTTGGCGGGGTTCCGGTCCTGCTTTGTGTTGACTGTAGCGCCCAGAACGGCGCGAGTATGTCAGGTTTCATCGTGAGTCGCCCGAGACCGTGAGCGGCCCTTGTACTCGGCGCAGGAGCACGCTGGGGCGGTACGACGGCCCCCGCAGGTCAGGCAACGGCCAGAGTCCGACACCAGGCCGACCGACAGCACAGAATCGAACGTGTCGAACGCGGCAAACGCAGGTGACCCCGGCCCCCAATGCATATCAAACTGGAGTTTCGTGAGTTTCTCGCGTTTTCCCTCGGTGAACTCGCCCATGAGAACAGCGTCATAGGTCGTCCACCGAAACGCGCGCTTGTGCTTCCACACCCGTTCGAGTCCGTCATCAGACGGCACCGAGACAGGCAAGTAACCCTTGCAAAGCGTCACCGCCTGGGAGCACTCCCGAATGATGGTGTCGGCCCGCGCCCAGGACGGAGAGGTCCAGCGGAAAACGACATCACGGCGCCGGAGCTGCACCAGGCTGTTGGCGATCACGGCCGGGAGTGACTGTGACTCACGAGACGAGGCAACGCCCGTAATCTCGTCCGCCAGCACGTCACAGTGTTCCACTTCGAGCAGTTGCGACCAGGAGTGAAACGGTATCCAGAGCGGGTGCGCTGCCTGATGCAGACCGTGATCCGGCGAACTACACGAGTCGTCGTCACAGAGGCGCGGGTTCTGGTAGTCGAGAAGCCGCACGGTCGACAGGACCGGACGACCGGCCTCCAGCGACGGCAGGGTGTCCCAAACCATTGCGACAGTCTTGCCGGAGCCGTTGGGACCGATCGAACCACTGATAGGGAAGCCCCGCCGACGTGCACGCGCCCCATCATTGCGAAGAATCATCCCGCCGAACCTCCCCCGCCCGCTATCAGCGAAAGGATGATTCGGGAGACCCGGAGCGACAAACCGAACACAAGGCAGCCCATCACCGTGTACAGCACCGGAGGAACGAGCGCGAACGGGAACCACGCACCGAGCATCGAGGCACCCTCGAACACCTCAGCGACAGCCGCACCGCCCGCCATGGTCCAATCAGGCACAGGCAAATCCGGCATTTCATCGAAGAGCATCACAAGGAGACGCCCGAAGAACTCGAAGACGGTTTGTGTAACCATTACTTACCGCCAATTTCATGCGAGGGCCAGGCGAAACCAATACCGGAGAGCAACAGCGAAAGCGAGGAACGTACACCTGCGAACACGAGAATGGCGCTAATACCAGTTTTACACACGGCAGCTATCCCGGACATTGGTGCCTCACAAGCAGAAAGTGGGTAAAGTGTGGCATTGAATGGTTCGCCCAGGGCCATAGCAGGACCGGCGCACCCACCAGAAGACGCACCGGAAGGAATCAGCCCCAAAGGCACATCAACCCATGTGGGAATCGGAGTGTCGTTCCAAGATATTTCTATATCGTCTTTCACATTATCGAGCGCACCCGACTGGGGAACGAACGCCCACAGCAATGCGCATTTCACCGGCGCGTAAACCCACGAAATCGGATTCCACGTCCACGTATTCCCAATACACTCCATTGCGTTATCGCTAGGGTCTGGATCAGGATTCGTCCCTGACTCGGGAATGACCGGAGGCGAAGCCGACGGCGACCCAGACGGATCACCCGACGTGGATGGAGTGGCCGAAGGTGACCCGGTGGGCTCAGGTTCCGGCAGGGTCTCCACTTCCGGGAGCGGTGTCTCTGTGGGCCACGGCGCGAATTCGGGACCCGTCACCGGCACGTAGCCACGTTCAGGGTCGAATACCGTCCCGGTGGTGGTCGGAGTGGCCCAGGCGTATTTCAACGGGTCACAGTCCGCCAGGGGCATCACATAGGAGCCCCACGCGCCGCCCCAGCGGCACGAAACCCGCTCAGGCGTCAGTTGGGAGATACGCCACCAGTATGGCGCGTCAGGATTTCCCTGTTGGAGTTCAACGCCGTCAACGGTAACCCACATGGCACAATCCCCGGAGACACAATTCGGGTATTCCTCACGCACGCCCGGAGCCCAACCGATCGTGCCAACCGAACCAGCCGAACCGAGGGAAGCCCACGACGCCGGAGCATTAGCCACCGAGGGATTACCCCCCACCAGGGCGTAATCCGTGGACACCGGCATATAGCCCTCAGCGCACAAAGCCAACGATGGAACAAGGGACCCAATAGTAGACGTATTGGTAACCTCGTTCGTATCCGTGGGATCTGTCAGGCTCACACATTGAGTCGTCGTCCGCACGGCAAGATTAGTCGCGGCTTCTCCGAGAGCGGCGCTTGCGTAGGGATTCCAAGCCACATACGTATCTTGTGTAAATGACCCAGTTATCGCGCCGCTAATCTTAAAACCAACCGCGACCCAATCCGGACCAGCGGCCAACCCAGAGCACGGAACGTACGACCCGCCCGCCTGTGACGTACTCAGCTGAAGAACGGGCGTACCGTCCCAACCACCATAAATCGTGCCAGGAGGATAGGCCCACTCCGTAGACGCTGGACCCGAAACACACAGCGCCGCTCGACTCATCCCCGTGGGATAGTAACTTGGGTTGCTGCCACTCGCTGACCAAGACATATCGACTTTATATTTGCCCACGCCAGCATATTCTGCCCAAGTATCGCCCGTGACATGGAGAGTGGAATAGGAACCCGGAGAGGCCACCTGACGCACCCCGGACTGTAACCCCTCCCACAGGTTCCCGAGATTCTGTTTCCAGTTCGCGATGGTGGCCTCAGGTATCGGACAAACACCCTCCCCTGAGATGCAGTTACCGCCGAGCCAGATCGCACCGGCACCCACCAACGCAAGACCGGCCGTCGCAAGGATACCCGTCCCAACCAGCGTGGACAGCGGCGCGATGACCGACCGGCCGGCCACGATCACGGCCACATCATCAAGGCCCGTGGTTGCGTGCGCAACGTCCGTGGAAGTGAGAACCAGCGAGCCCGCGAGCACAAGCGACACGGCCGCAGTCCCACCCAGGCGCGCGGCAGTACGAGAGCGGCACCAGCGGCGCAGTTTCACGATGACCCTTCCAGACGTACAGGTGAGAGCGCCCCGGCCGGTGTCGAGCCCGGCCGGGGCGAGATGTCCGCTAGGACACGAAGCGCTTCACGAAGCGCCACCCGAAGGTGAGCGCGAGCACCGAAGCGCCGACGCCGAGCGCCGGGGCAGCAACGCCACTCAGGGTGGTCGTGAGCGTGCCGACAGCAGTCGTGATGAGGGCCGCAGGATCCATGTTTTTCACCCCCTCGAAGAGTCGATGGTACGAGAGCGCATCAGCGGGTTACCCCGATGACGACACCGAGACCGACGCCCAACGCGAGCATCAGAAAGACAAACTCCACCGGCGTCACGAGCACACCGCCGAGCCGACCAGAACCAGCAGAACCACACCGATCAGAGCCCACCAGCCCACGAACTCGTCCGCGGTCATCCCGAACGCCGAAGCCCACCGCCGGAGCCGCGTTTCGTTCACAGTGAGGCCCCGAGCAGTTCCGCTACGAGACGCCAGCCGCGAATGAGCGCATAGGCCCCGACGAAGACGCCGACGAACTCAGCCATGGTCTACTTCTTCCCCCACGAACCAATCACATGCAGGGTCAACAGGAACACGATCAGTCCCAGCGCAAGTACAACGGACTCGTCCCGCTGCACTTCCCACGCCGTTGGAGTTGGGTCCGCAGTCGGAGTTGGGTCCGACGTCGGAGTTGGGTCCGACGTCGGAGTTGGGTCCGACGTCGGAGTTGGGTCCGCAGTCGGAGTTGGGTCCGCAGTCGGAGTTGGGTCCACCAGTGGGAGCAACGAGACGGGCAACCGCGAGCCCGTGCGCGATGTCAGCATTACGCCGGGAACAGAGCGAGCCGAGCGCGAGACCGACAGCGACAACGACGGCGAAGGAGTAGAACCGGCCAGCGGGGAAGACCCCCATTGCAACCACGACGACGACGACGACACCGAGAATGTGGCCACCGGCCCACTGCCGGAAACCGTCGTACCCGTGACCGACCAGGACGACGAAGGGACCAGAAGCACCAGCACGAGCGCCACGCCGAACGCCCGGACCGCCCGCCAGATCGCGCGCCACATCACACCACCGAGCGCATAGAAGGAGCCCACAGCGCAGGTTGCCACCACGAGTCAGACCCGGAGCGGGTACCCTTGCTGTCACGGCCGGACAACGCGCCGACACGCGGCCCCGGTCGAGGCTGCCGGTCAACGGTTGCAGCCGCCCGGCAGCCGACTAGGGAGCCGCAACCGCAGTAGCACGGCCGCACCGGCTCCACACCTTCACCCCACTGCCTGAATTCCATGTCAGAACGGCGGAGCCGGGACGGAGGCAGCGGCCGGAGCGAGCGCAGCCGCCGGGCCAACCGCGACCACCGAGAGGCGATCGTGGTACGCACCCACGGAGACCTCCGCCTCGAAGTCCTCACCCTTCTGGGGCATGAGACCACCGACCGCCGCCAGGTAGTCGTCCGAGAGCTTCACCTGATAGGTCTCCTCATCGCCCGCGATGAACGCGCGCCAGTGAGCCGCAGCGGCACCACCGTCTGAGAAGGTACGAGCAGGGACGTGCTTCAACTTCGTCACGAGCCCAGAGAGAACAAACGGCATGACAACCGCCTCAACTTTCAGCCGACACTAGAAAGGACCAACGGTGAGCTTGCAGGCCCTGCCGTTGGTCCATAACCTAGCGCACCCCCAGCGTCACGGGAGAAGAATCCACGCCGACACGCCGAGATTCTTGGCTAAAAACACCCTACCGCCGCAACACTCACACGTGATGTAGGACCAAAGTCCGCACGGGTGACCCACAGACGAGGGACAAGCACCCCGCAGCCCATCACTCTGGACCAGTTACTTGCGTAGGGAGCAAGGAGGCCCTACGGGCCTCACACGTGGCCCAGCTGGCCCGGAGCGCCCGCCTCCCGGTGCTTCCCCAGTGGCCCAGCATCGGGCACCCCCGCACCCTGTCAAGGGGTGCCGCACCCCGCTACGCGGGGACCCCGCCGCACCCCTTGACAGGCTGCAAAGGCCCCGCCCGTCTCGTTCCACTATGGGAAAGCTCCTCAGTGTGGCAAGGACAACGGGACCAAGGGACCAACGTCCCGCTGGCTGGTCGATCGACCGAATTTCAGGACAAACGTCCCGTTTCACGTGAAACCTTCTGTTACACATTTGTACTTATGGCAACATCTGGCAACATATTGACACATTCTAGAGCACACTGCTACACTAGAGGCATGACCAAACCACAGCAGAACCCGATGAACCTCACCGTCACCTTCGCCGAGTACGAACTCCTCCGGCACGCGCTCAGCACACAGGCGATGCTCAGCGACGACGCGGCCGACGACGACGCGGCCGACCCAGAGCACGCGGCCCGCGCCACCGCCGCCCGCGACCTCAGCACCGCACTTTTCGCGCAGGCCTGGAAGCAGGTGTGCAAGTAA